TGTGTTCAAGGTAACGAGCAGTTTTGACAACGGATCTTTCACACAGACTCTGCATGCGAGGCGTTTCAACAATCAAAGCAAAACTAGAAAAGGTGATCCAACCGAGGTTAAGTACCGTAGATTGCTCGACGGCACGTGGATAGAAATAACAAACACGTCCGAAAGTGAAGAAGGAATATAATGGCACTCAAAAATTACATAGCTGGTGACGTCAGCACTCCCAAACCCCCGGGCGAAGATAATGCGTTTGCAAATATCGGTCCCGGTCCTTATGTGGGTGTGGTGAAAGTCAACAGAGATCCCACAAGGATGGGTAGGTTGGCCGTGAACATTCCGGCGTTGAGCGGCACAGAGAATCCAAGCCAAAAGCAACTGATAACCTGTGATTATCTATCACCATTTTATGGAGTGAAAACAGAAAAATATGTAGATGCCACGGACCCTAACAATTACAAATCGGGTCAACACAGTTATGGTATGTGGTTTGTACCGCCTGACATAGACACCAAGGTTCTAGTGATTTTTGCCGAAGGAAAATCCGAACAGGCCTATTGGATAGGTTGTGTTATAGATCCTTTCCTCAATCAGATGACACCGGGAATAGGTGCATCATCGAGGGCAGGACTGGAAGCCGAGGGCGACACAGTTGGAAGTAAAGAAGCCAGATACGGAACCAATGAAGTCCCAACAGGAAATGTGAACCGACTTGCGGCAACCGGTGTGGGGGTGTCAGAGGATGACCCAAATGTGAAACTTCCTATACATCCGTTTGCGGATGATCTAAAAAATCAAGGATTGATAACGGATCAAGTGCGAGGTACTACAACAAGTAGCGCCAGGCGTGAATCTCCCAGTTCTGTGTTTGGTATATCAACCCCGGGCAGACGCGACCAGTCATCACCTGATCGATTGGTAGGACCCAGAGACAGTGTAAGGAAAGAAAAGGTCAACAGACTCACAGGACACACATTTGTTTTAGATGACGGTGACGGCGAAGGAACGAATCAATTGATAAGATTGAGATCTGCTAGTGGCCATCAAATTCTTTTGCACGACACCGAAGGCGTGGTGTACATAGCTAACGGTTCGGGCAACGCATGGATGGAGTTTGACAGAAGCGGAAGCATAGATATCTACAGTGGTGGTACTGTGTCTATGAGATCCAAAGGAGATATGAATTTTCACAGTGACGCAGACATCAACATGTTTGCAGGCAACAGAATAAGAATGAGAAGCCTTAACAAGTTAGCCATAGATGGCGGTTCTATAGTACAACACTCGGATACCGACATCCAGCAACAGGCCACAACGGGCAGTATCACAAGCAAGGCACCGGCGGGTTCAATATTGAGCTACGCACAGCAAAGTCAAATACATCAATCATCGGGGGTGCACCATTTGACAGGATCTCAGGTGCATTTCAACTCGATCAGCACCAGGGCTGATTTCTTTGGACCCGACATGCAAAGGACAGACACATTAAGCAACATTGGCACGCCAACACTACACAGTTTCAACCAGGATGTAGACGTCAAGAAAAAATCCGAGGATAGGCCATTGGCGGTCAATCAACAGGGCATGATCACTATGTCGGGCATGAGGACGCCAACACACGAACCATGGACACACTGGAATGAAACAAAATATGCTATAGGGTCAGCACCTAGCAATAAAACCAGGATCCCAGGCACACCGGAATTCCTTGCACAAAGAAACAGGAACAGTGATAAGCAGGTGATAAGAGACGCACAGTTTCAAGCTGATCTGGAATTTGAAATCAAGCAGAGACAAAACGAGCACAAAGGCGATGTGGCCAAAATACGTGCCATTGCGGACAGATTCACAAAAGACTACAACAAGTTATATGATGTATCTGACAGCGTACCGTTGTCCGAGTTATCTGTGAGGAATGATATTATAAATCAAACAGTCGAATCTGTAACCGGATCTCAAATCAACTTACTCAAGGATCAAGTTTTTGTAAACAAAAGTGGTGTGTTGTATACAGCTGGCAATCTATCACAGTCAGTGACAGGCACAACAAAGGGTGTGTTAAATGATCTATCCAAAGGAGTTGGCGTGTTCACCACTGCCGCAAACGTGCTGAGCGACACAGGCACCAAAGTGCAGGGCATAGTGCCGGGACTGGGCAACGTTGGCACAGCATTGAATACAGTAAATACAGTAACCAACACATATAAAAATATTGTGGCAGGAAATGTCGTTGGTGTCACACAAATAAAAAGTGTGGTGTCAACAGTGGGATCAACAGTGGCCAAGGTAGCTAGAAGTGTTGGCAAGATATTTGGATTTTAAAAATGGCGGCAGAGACACAAAAAGGTAAGACAGGCATCACAAGGCAGGTGTTCAAAGGCTTCAGTTCCAGGGCCGAGCAGGACAACTACAGGCTTTATGATTTTGGACTGATCAAGCAAAACCTCATCAATAGATTGAGTGTAAGGAAGGGCGAGAGGTTGGAAAATCCAGAATTTGGCACGATCATCTATGATGCCCTGTTCGAGCCAATGACTGACGCACTGAAGACTGCAATACTAGACGATGTCACGCAGAACTTGAATTCAGATCCAAGGATGAAGGCCGAAGACATCACGGTCAGTGAGAGCGATCACGGACTGCAAATCGAAGCCACATTGACTTACATTCCTTACAACATCACAGAAAAATTGTCATTCAGCTTTGACGAAAACAGCTCACTGCGTCTATCTTAATATACGCACTTTATTATTCTTATAAATATCACTGTAATTACAAATGGCCACTACAGACAGACAAAACAGGTTACTAGTCGCTGAGGATTGGAGAAAGATCTACACAGCTTTCCGCCAGGCAGACTTCAAAAGCTACGATTTTGAAACACTTCGTAGGACCATGATAGCCTATCTCAGGGAAAACTATCCGGATGACTTCAATGATTTTGTGGAATCATCAGAATATGTTGCATTGATCGACCTGATCGCTTACGTGGCACAGTCCTTGAGTTTCAGGGTTGACCTGAATGCAAGAGAAAACTTCCTCGAGACAGCCGAGAGAAGAGACAGCGTGCTGAGGTTGGCAAGATTGATCAACTACAACGCCAAGAGAAATCAACCAGCCACGGGACTATTGAAAATTGATTCTGTGTCCACGACGCAGACCGTGACCGACTTCACGGGCACAAACTTGGCCAATACCACAGTGGTCTGGAACGATGCCACAAATGCCAACTATCGTGAACAGTTTGTGACAATATTAAATGCGGCAAACTTCGCAGGACAGAAATTCGGCAAACCGAGAGAATCTGCAACCATAGGAAACATAAAGACAGAGTCATACACGGTCAACTCCACAAACACAGATGTACCGGTGTACAAGTTCACAAAAAATATCAGTGGTGTGTCAAGAAACTTTGAAATTGTGCCTTCGACGCTGGCGTCGGGTGAGACTATCTCAGAATCCGGTCCATTGCCAGGCACAGGGTTCTCTTACGTTTACAGGACCGACGGTGCCGGAGACAGCTCCAACAACACAGGCTTCTTCGTCACATTCAAACAGGGAAATTTACAGTCATCTGATTTCATAGTTGAGAAAGCCACTACAAATTATGTGCAGTCATTCACACAACAAAACGTCAATGAATCGGACGTGTGGTTGTATAGCTTGGATGACTTTGGACAGATCAACAAGCTGTGGAGCAAGGTGCCATCGCTTTCGGGCAACAATGCAATCTACAACAGCCTTTCGAAAGACAACAGAGACATCTACAATGTGGTAACAAAAAATGGCGACGCCATAGACTTGGTGTTCGGTGATGGCAACTTCAGTAATCTGCCATCGGGACCATTCAGACTTTATTATAGAACCAGTGACAATGAAAAATACATTATTCAATCCAATGACCTGCAGAGTGTGAGATTCTCTGTGCCGTATCAGGATGCCAACGGTGGACAACACACACTGACCATCACTGCCAGCTTGAAACAATCGGTTTACAATGCCGCGGCCACAGAGTCAAATGATTCGATAAGAGAAAAGGCACCACAGGTATATTACGCACAGAACAGGATGATAACAGCAGAGGACTACAATGTGGTTCCACTTTCTGCCTCACAGGAGATCATAAAGATAAAGTCGGTCAACAGGACAGCGTCGGGAATATCAAGGGCCAAGGAAGTTGTTGATCCCTCAGGCGCTTACA